AATTCTCTATTGGTTCGTTCTCTAATAAATTAGTTAAGATTTTATTTGAACCCCAATATGTTTGCCAATCGCTTTCTTTAACTACTTGTTTATATGATGGTTTTCTACCTTTAGTACCTTCATACAATGCTAAATCTTTTTTAGTTAATTTAGCTTTACGAGTAAATTTAACGAATTTTTTTCCTATATAAGCTTTACCACTAGGAATGTGAGTAATTCTATATACGAAACCGAATGTTGAAGGGGGAAATGACTCCAAAGAAGTCATTTTTTCCCCTTTATATAACCAATTCATAATTTATTTTTTTAAGAATCACCTTTACCTGAATCTGGAATATAAGATATTGTCCAATAACTAGCATTAGTACCTGTTGAGGCATTACCTCCAAAAGATATACCACCTCCAGTACCTGAAGCAGTTAAAAGTATATTAAAATAAGATTGGTCAGTATCTATATTACTTTGAGAAATATACCAAGTTTGGGAAAGTCGAATTTGAGTATTTGCAGGTTGACCATTTTTAACATCATAAGTTCCTCTAGCTATTGTTTCTACAACAGTACCACTTTGGTCTACTCTTTGAATAGAAACTTGAGCACCATTAGTAGAATTAGTTCCTGTAGCTGTTAATTGAAGATCAAAATGATATAATCCTGGTTGGTTTATGATTTGAATAAATTCATAATCTGTAGTATCGTAGGAAAAATTACTTGTTCCATTAAGATAAAAGAATTCACTATTACTTTGCCAACCAGGACCATTAGATGTCCAAGTACATATTTGATTTGATGTAGTTAATACTGACTGAAGACCACCCTCTCCTGATTCATCATTTTTTCTAGTTAAAAATTGAGGATTTGGTGCGGAGGAAATAATGATTTTATCATTTGTTGGATCTGATGAACCTGAAACTAAATTTCTAAAATCAAAAGTAAGTTGGTCATCAACAGCATCTGCTAATATAAATGTAGAAGCAGCCTGTGTTACTCCATTATTAGCAACTGAAGCTGTATTGAATAAATTTTGTGAACCCCCACCACCACCGGTGATAGTTACTGTCACATTATCAGCTGTAGGTTCAGTAATAGTAGCCCCTACAAAATTAATAGATTCTACATCTGTTGTAATTGAAGAACCATTATCTAAAATTTCTATTGCTTGACCAGTACCTGAGGTACCTGAAGAACCACTTGAACCAGCTTGACCTGAGGTACCTGATGAACCCGAGCTACCTGCTTCACCTGAAGTACCAGATGAACCTGAACTACCAGCTTGACCTGAAGTACCTGAACTACCTGAGCTACCTGCTTCGCCTGAGGTACCTGAAGAACCACTTGAACCAGCTTGACCTGAGGTACCTGATGAACCCGAGCTACCTGCTTCACCTGAAGTACCAGATGAACCTGAACTACCAGCTTGACCTGAGGTACCTGATGAACCTGAACTACCAGCTTGACCTGAAGTACCTGAGCTACCTGAGCTACCTGCTTCGCCTGAAGTACCTGATGAGCCTGATGAGCCTGAAGTACCTGAGCTACCTGAGCTACCTGCTTCGCCTGAAGTACCTGATGAGCCTGATGAGCCTGAATCCCCTGAAGTACCTGAGCTACCTGAGCTACCTGCTTCGCCTGAGGTACCTGAGGAACCACTTGAACCTGCTTGACCTGAAGTACCTGAACTACCTGAAGAACCATCTGCTCCTGAAGTACCTGATGAGCCTGATGAGCCTGAATCCCCTGAAGTACCTGATGAGCCTGATGAACCACCTACTCCTGAAGTACCTGAGCTACCGCTTGAACCTGAATCTCCTGAAGTACCAGATGAACCTGAACTACCAGCTTGACCCGATGTACCTGAAGAACCTGATGAACCTGAATCTCCTGAAGTACCTGATGAACCCGAGCTACCTGCTTCGCCTGAGGTACCTGAAGACCCTGATGAACCAGCTTGACCTGAAGTACCTGAAGAGCCTGAAGAGCCTGAAGTACCAGATGAGCCTGATGAGCCAGAACCACCACCACCACCTGGGATAGTGACTGTTACATCAGTACCACTATTAGTAGCTGTTACACCCGCACCTGTAAAAGTAAATTGAGATACGTCTGTAGTTAATGTTGTAGATTCATCTATAACTGTAATAGCATTACCTGTTCCAGATGTACCTGAAGAGCCACTTGAACCATCTACCCCGGAAGTACCTGATGAGCCTGATGAGCCTGAATCCCCTGAAGTTCCTGAACTTCCGCTTGAACCATCAGCACCTGAGGTACCTGAGCTACCTGAAGAACCATCTGCTCCTGAGGTACCTGAGCTACCTGATGAACCATCTGCTCCTGAGGTACCTGATGAGCCTGATGAGCCTGAATCCCCTGAAGTTCCTGATGAACCACTTGAACCAGCTTGACCTGATGTACCTGAAGAACCACTTGAACCAGCTTGACCTGAAGTACCTGAGCTACCGCTTGAGCCTGCTAAACCTGAAGTTCCAGATGAACCTGATGAACCCGCTACTCCTGAGGTACCTGATGAACCACTTGAACCAGCTTGACCTGAAGTGCCAGATGAGCCTGAAGAACCAGAAGTACCTGAAGATCCTGATGAACCAGAACCACCACCACCACCTGGGATAGTGACTGTTACATTATCGTTTATTTGAGTTGCTGTTACACCAGCACCTGTAAAATTAAGAGAAAGAGTATCAGATGTTAATTGACTACCTTCATCTAAAGATATTAAAGCTCTACCATCACCCGAAGAACCTGATGTACCAGAACTACCAGATGAACCCGAAGTTCCTGATGAACCTGATGAGCCTGAGGTTCCTGATGAACCTGAAGTACCTGAACTACCTGAAGAACCATCTGCTCCTGAAGTACCAGATGAGCCTGATGAACCTGAATTTCCTGATGTACCTGATGAGCCACTTGAACCATCAGCACCTGATGTACCAGAGCTACCGCTTGAACCATCAGCACCTGAGGTACCTGAGCTACCTGAACTACCACCAGCACCAGAAGTACCTGATGAACCTGATGAACCATCTGCTCCTGAAGTGCCTGAACTTCCGCTTGAACCGTCAGCACCTGAAGTGCCTGAACTACCTGAAGAACCATCTGCTCCTGAAGTACCAGATGAGCCTGAAGAACCATCTGCTCCTGAAGTACCAGATGAGCCTGAAGAACCATCTGCTCCTGAAGTGCCTGAACTTCCGCTTGAACCGTCAGCACCTGAAGTACCAGATGAGCCATCAGCACCTGAAGTGCCTGATGAGCCTGATGAACCTGAAGTACCTGATGAACCTGATGAACCTGAATTTCCTGATGTACCTGATGAACCACTTGAACCATCAGCGCCTGATGTACCAGAGCTACCGCTTGAACCATCAGCACCTGAGGTACCCGAAGAGCCCGAAGAACCTGAAGTGCCAGAAGAGCCCGAACTACCTGATGTACCTGATGAGCCTGATGAGCCTGAAGTACCGGCTGCATCACCATAGGAACCTGTAATAAAATATTCTCCAGTAGTTGTATCTCTAACTACTACATTGTTTAAAACACCGGAAGCATCTTGAGCTAGTTCATGATAAATTGAACCACTAATAGTTAAACTTCCTTCAATATCAATATCATAACTTCCAGTACCTGTAAAAGCATTAACTGATTGTGATACGTGCCAAGCATTTATAGTAAATCCCTGGTTGATTTCATCAACTGTAGGGTCAAATATTTTTTCTAGTCTATTGGTTCCTTTTCCCATTGTAATTATCTATCTATGTTTATAAATATAGTAGTATCTGTTGTTCTTGATACTGGGAGTGGTTGGGATAATTTCCCAACTGCAAGTAAATTTTGGTCATTATCATATAGTCCTACTGTACTAACGTAAGGTGAAAAATAAGAACTAGTTACAAAATCATAGACTGTACCATCTGTAGAACCTGATATAATTGAGGGGTTTAAACTAAAATTATATTCAAATTCATTTATAGTAGCTTTATATTGTGTTTCATATATGTCAAATGAACTAGAGAATGAACAAGTTACATTAACCCCAGTTAAATCTGCTAGAGAAATTCCCCCACCATATACATTTTCTCCATATTCAGATATACCATATCCTTCAGGAGCAGGGGGAGCATTATCTTGTAATTTAGTAAATACTGCTATTCCATGAGGATATATAATATTACCTACATAAACTCCTCCTATATAAAGATTTCCATTACCATCATCAGTAATAATATGAGTAATATTATCAGCATCTATAACTTTATACTCGAAAGAATTAGGTTGGATATAATCACCCCATAAACGGGAAGGAATTGAAAGTACGAAAATTTGATTACTAGATCCTGTTGGGAAAAATCTAACTACATCATCTGTAGATTGAAGATAATTTTCATATCTACCTGCGGAATCAGGGTTACCTACAAATACATCTCCTGTTTCATTTTCTCCAGGAAATGAACTTTGTGTTTGTAACGGAGAACCAGCAGATGATGTTAAAAAGTTAGAGTAATATAATTCTTTAGCAGAATCATAAACTAAAACTCCATATTGATCATTATTATTACCTGTTAAAGATTGAGTAAATTCAAAATCTCCATTAAGGCCTATTAATCTGTCAATTTGGACATCATTATCTGTAAATTCAGGAGACGGAAATGAGAACCCCTTATTTACTTTAAAGGGTTCTACAATTACGTCTTGTGATAAAAATTGTTTGAATGTACTCATTCATTTTAAAAGTCTAGCTTAACTCTAACAAGAGCTTCTTTTGTAAAATCTTTCTCTAGTGGTTTTGAAAGTTTAGCTACAGCTAATAACTCATTAGTATCATTGTATAAACCTACAGTTGTAATATATGTTGTAGGTGCATTAATAAATGAAGAGTATAATACTTCACCTGTTGAACCCGAAATAAATGATGGGTTTTCTGAGTAATTAAACTGAGAACTTCTAGGTCTTACAAATACAAAATCTGAAGTAATTGTTTCTTCTGAGTTTGCTGTAAATGATGAAGCGTTTGAATGGGTAATTGCTGTAAATATTGTATTTAAGTTTGGACTATCTGTTGCTGTAAGTGCTGAGGTTAAAGTAGCATCTAAACCAATACCTCCATCAGCTTCATCATTAGATAATGCTCTTGGGTTTAAAATATAAGTAGCAATATCTGGTAAGAATAAACCATATGAACCTGAATCAATACTATATCCATTTGATTCTAGTGTTGTAAATACTGTACCTGCTGAACCTGATACTAATTGGAATACTCTACCTGCATCATTAAATACAACCGAAGAGGCAACTTGGCTATTATCAGTTAATGAGATAACACCATCTGGACCTCTTAATAATAAAGTTGTTGAACCTGGGAATATAGATTCTTTATATCTACTTCTTTCCATTGATACAGCCCAAAAATCCGATGATGTAATACTACCAAAAGTAAAATCAGCATTTTCATCACCTAATACTAAAGTACGGTATTGACCGTAAACTGTTGAAGATGGTGATTTACCATCTACATCTAAATTGTATGCCTGACTACCACTTCCTAATTCGTTACCATAAGTAACTGCGAATTCTAAAGAGGAAGTTGCTGCATTTGAAAATACGTTTAAGTAATAATCACCTGAGTTACTTGTTCTTTGAGTGGAAGAAGTAAAAAATGTTGTGATAGTTGGGATTTGACTATCAGTAAATATACCAGCTGTAATACTATCAGCTGATACTACAAAGTCGTCTGCTTCTAATCTATTAAATGACATAATTAGGATACTTTAGTTATAGTGATTGGGACTTGTAATCTTGCTCCACTATCTCTACCTACAATTGTCATTGTAGCGTATAATGCAGTGTTAGCACCAAATAATGTATTAACTGTGGTTGCTCTAAGGTTAATTGTTGTACCTACTACTGTTGCAGATACGTTAGTACCTAGTGTAGTTGTTGAATTAACATTTAAAGCATTTGTTTGAGGTGAATCGATACCAACACCTTCAAAAGTAGATAATAATCTAACATCTGAAATAGTAGCTGTGTAACCACTAGCTTCGTTTTGGTTACCACCTAAATAATTTAGTGTTTGTGGGGTAATTGCTAATGAAGCTCCTTGTTTAATTACAATATTAGTATAACCTACATCTAAGATTGGCATCTTAGCAGTACCACGAGGTAAAGTAGTAAGTTTGTACTTCATAATTTGAGTTTCATCAGGGAATGCTTCTAGTAAAGGCATATTTTCAATTGCCTGACCATAATAAGCTGAACCTGATGGATGGGTTGGATTATAAAGTGTATAATCAATCTCATCATCCGCTAATGCAAACTGTGTAATTCTGAATGAACCATCATTTTTAGCAAGTAACTCTCTACCCTTAGTTGTAAGGATAGCATCTACAGTTACTACCGAATTATTTAAATATCCCATTGTTTAATACGTATTTAATTATAAATATATGTTTTTTTTAAGTTTATGCCAAATTAACTTTTAAATTAATCTATCTTTTGTAAGGTCTTTAAGTATACTATCTACTTTTTCTTCTGTTGCCCCATAAAAATACTCAGGTGTTAATACACCTGGAGCTGTACCTCCTGCAGGTTTATCTACTTCTAATATTATATATGAAGGGTCACTTACATATCTTCTATGTAAGAACCAATTCATTAAAGTATTTGAATTTAAATTTGAATTACCTAAAGAAATTTCTCTATCTAAAATTAGATGTAAAGGATCACCATTAGCAGGAGAATTATCTATATCTACTACTGTGTAAGTTTGTGTTTCTGTACCTTGGAATCTAAGTTCATCACCTATTTCAACAGTAAAATCAAATGTAATAGGGCTAAAACCTACAGGATTTCCATTAACGTCATCTTCTATATTTTGTTGTTTTTGACCATAAACATCCATTAATGCCTTTGGTTTAATTTTAGGAACAGAAGCACCTGAAACTATTTCCCAATAATTTGCACCTCCAGGAGCACCTGGACCTTTAGGTCCAATTTGTGGTGGTGGGGTCTGAGATACTTTAAAAGAAGTTGTTGAATCAATAGTTACAAATTGACCCTGACCACCATCATTGGCTGATGTTATTTGAAGTCTATAATCATCATCTGTGGTAGCATTTGGGTCTGTAAATACTAATTGAATATTATCTACTACACCAGGTTCTATTACATTTCCTATATTTGAACTTACATCAACCCAACCTGCTCCATTTGAATTTTTTTGTATGAAAAAAGTAGCATTTGCTCCATTTACAGGACCACCTTGAATACTATGAGATACAAGAGCTGTAAATGTTAAAGATGTAACTGGGTTTGTACCTGAAGGGTCGTTTGTTTTAGGTTCATATAAAGTACCATTAAAATCGGCAAGTGTACCTTTAAATTGGGGTGGGTTTGTAAATGCTACTGTACCTGGGTTTTGTATAATAGCTGAAGTAGCATTTGCTGTTAATCTGTAATCCCCTATTGCTCCTTCTTGTTGGTCACCTTGAATAAAATTTAAAGAACCTGTAAAACCACCTGGGGTAGTATCCGAGATGCTTTGTGTTTGTGAATAAGTAATAGGTTTTGGGATTTGACCACTTTTAAATATTTTATGTTTACCCTCTAAATTTGAAAAATTAGAAGTAGCACCTTCTTTATCATTAAAACTTAAAATTGCATTTGAGTCTTGTTCAAAACCTTGTTGTACAATACTAAGATTAATACCATCAGAATCATTAATAGGTTCAATTACATTTCCGTCTTCACCTATATAATATCTAATATTTACCGCACTTCTATCTTCTAGTCCATTACCCCATTCAGGAGATGTACCTCCTACCCAATTAAAATAAGCAAAGTAATATCCTTCACTTTGTACTACAGGTAATTGACCAAAACCACCTTCTACAGCTAATTCATTAAAATCTGGGGATGTTGATTTAGCTCCTAAATAATTACGTCTTAAAATAGGAGTTGAATAATAGTTATAATCTTGAATAAAAGCTTTAGGTAAATCACCATCTTGTTGAGATGCAGATATTACTGCTTCTTGATTTACTGCTTGTATAGCATTGGTAGAATAATCTAAATCCCAGAAAATATTACTTTGTCTTGGGATCAAAGCATTATTAATAACAGCATTAAAGTCAGAATATGCTAAATTAGGAATATTAGCATAGGGATCTAATACAATTAAAGATGAATTAACTGTACCAGAATTAAAATTTCCTGTAGCAGGATTATTATCAACAATTGGGTAAGAACCATCTACTAGGTCAATTTTAAATTGCCCATTTCCTAAAGCAGTAATGCTTTTAATAGTCCCTGTATTTGTTATAGTAGGCATAGTAGATTATCTTTATGGTGGTGATATTATGTAATTAAGATCAAAAGTAATTTTATCTCCTGGTTTTAAGTTACGGATAGCTGAATCAGAGTTGGTTCCATTTAAATCTTCTTCATTAATATATATTTCATTAACATAATAACTATTAATATTACCTATAGTATTAAAATCAAATTCCCAAATTAATTCACCAACTGCTGGGTTTTGAGCATTAGAACCTGATGTTTTGTAATTTATAACTACTGTATTTTCTTTTAATAGTGTATTGTTTGGATTTAAACTTTGAGTAGTTGCTATCAATGTAGAACCACTAAATTCACCATCTATAAATTCGCGAGCGTCATCTTGGGTGAAATCTTCAAATCCAAATGGTGTTATATTTGAACCATTCCAACTTTGAGTTACGTTAACTGCACCTGGGTATGTAAGTTCTGTATAGTTAGTATCTTCTACAAATACAGGTAACGTTCCACCTTGGGAACCTGTAGTAGTTACAATAGGGAATGAATCATAATCTCCTGAAGCTGTGTAAATTCTTTGACCATCTTTTAATCCAGCAATTTGACCTATACTACCTGTATAGTATGGTTCAGAATATGAAGCTGATGGTTCTGGGTATTTTTGTCTTTCTAATAAATGTTGTTTTATAGAAATACCTGTAGCTGATGATACTTTAGATGGGATAAAATCTTTGATTGTTTTCCATAATGAATTATCAAAGAATTTAATTAATCTAATAAAATCATTCCAATCGTAATTGCTTGTGTATTTAAGGAAATACTCATCTCTTAAAGCATCTAAATCTGGGTAGTTAATTGAACCCGAAGCAATTTGTCTAGGGTCGCCTATATATTCTCCAATATTTAAATAACCAATTGAATTAATAATATCATCATTAATTTGGTTAGTTGGAGATAATACTACCTCTACTTGATTTACTGTATCAGTATAGGCATCATCTGTTTCAGTATCTTGTTGTATTGATCTAATATTAGATAATTGTTGAGAACCTTCAGGTAAATTTAGATCTACTTGTCTAATTTTATCTGTAATACGATTTTTAATACCAACCGCGGGTTGATCCATAAACACATACTCTCTATTTACAGCAAAATTACCTTCAGTAATTGTAAAATCTGAGTCAGCTGGGAATGAATTTATTGTATCCCAAGAACCTGTTACTTTAGGGTGTATTGAAACTGAACCTGTATATAATTCACCTCCTAATGCTGCTCTAAATATCAATTCATCAGGAGCACTATTAATAGTATTACCTTCAATAGATTGAGGATTCATTACATAATCCTTAAATACACTATGGGATATTTGAGTTGTATAATATCTAATTTCTTGGTATGAACCACTAAAATCAGTATATCCTGTAATACCACCTATAGTAGGAAAATAAGAATTTGTTCCACTAAACCAAAAACCATCGTCTGTTGCTGAAATTGAAGATGAAGCTATAAATCCTAAAGAAGAACCATTACTTCCAGAATATATTTTATTAGCTGCTATTAATTCAAAATTTTGTGATTTGCGATTAACCATAACAGACCACCAACCATTATTTGCAAATGGTAAAGATACACTAGCAAACTCAGTAGCATCTCTAGTAAAGTTAGGGTAAAACTTTAAATCTGCGTATTGATTGTTTGGGTTAGGTATTGAACCACTAAATGATCCAGAATCTAAAAGTGTAGTATCGTATTCTAATACTAATCTTACTTCTCTACCATTATCTAAAGTCCATAAAGATTGAGATGAAGGGAGAGAAGATGAAGGTGGTAATTTAAATCTAAATTGTAAAGATTCAGGTGCATCATCAGGTGTACCCCAATCGGTATTTATACTCCAGTCTGAACTAATAATTCCATCATCTCCTGTAGAATAAGCATAATTAAATTGTTCAAACCAATAATCCCAATCATTAGTATTATCTTTATCTTTACCACCAAACTCATCAATTCTAAGTAATGTATTTGGAATACCATAAATTGTAGCTAATGTTCTAATACCATCAACCGTACCTTTTTTCTTGTATAAGTAAGGTAAATTATTATAAATGCGTTTATATATACGCTTTTTTATATCATCTTGAGGTAATATTTCATTTGATCCTGTTATAGAAGCATTAACATATTCGAACCCACTTGGTGTGGGTAAAGAACCTGTCATATTAGGGAATGGAAAATAACTACCTGATGGAGTTAAACCTAATGTAGCTGTAAATATATCAAATGAGCTAAATTGATTTTCATATAAATTAAATCCTAAATCACGTAATTGTTGCGCGATTAAATCGCGTGAAATTCCTGAATCAATACGATTATCATTATCCCATTTATTAGTGATATCTTTAATGTAAACCCATATATTTTCGTCATAGAAATGACCTACCATATTAGAAAAGTCTATATATGGTTGGTTTGCTGAGTCTTCTCTTAAATAAGCTGGGATAGAATAGTAAATCCAATTTTTATTATTTACATCATGGGATTCGGCACTTGATAAACTAGCTGTAATCCAATTTTGAGATAATGTACTTGTAGAAGAAGCTTGATTATAAGGTTCTGTTGTATTTGTTTTAGGGTAAGCATTTGAACCTGAGGTGAAGTATAAAAAATATTCGTAATTATCAAATTCATCAATAGTTTCATTGATTTTATTTTGGTAAAAAGCCGTAGAACCTGAGGTAGAAGTAGTATTTACATTTGATCCTTCTGCTGCTAAAGAAGTCCAATTTTCTATTTGTTGTATTTTATAGAAAAAATTACTTATACGTTTTTCAACAGATGAGAAATTAATAAAATTACTGTATTCATTATAATCTACATTAATTTTTATACTAGGATCAGCATAAAAACTATTAATTTGCTGTAATGATGATGTAACAGTAGTTGAAGTTAAACTAGCAAAGTCTACAGGTTCTGTAGAGTTATTAACTTGACCCTTTACAGGTAAATTAATATTAGGACCTTTTAATTTAATTGTATTATCAACAACTATTTCTTGAAAGGGTAACTCAATTAAATAAGCTATTGGGTCCGCTACCTGTTCTACAACCCATAATGTTGATTTTAATTGATATTGTAGAGGTAGTGGGTCATATAATTTTATTAAAACTGAGTCTGTATCTAATACAATATTATTAGCTATTACTAATTGATTGTTACCAAAATTTAAATAAAAATCTTGAAAAAACTCAGAATTATTTCTTTCTTGAATAAATTCAGTAGTAGATGCTATAATTTCTTCTGTAGATATATCATTAGAAATTAATCTAATTTCCGTTCTATCGGATGAAATTTCTGTGATATAATATCTTTGAAAGGGATTAGATGATAATCTTAATGATAAAAAACTATAAAATGTATTATAAGTTCCTTCTTCAAACCCATTAACTATTAAATCATTTTCAGGATTAATTGTTAATATATTATCTTCTAAAGTATACCCATTATAATTAGATGGTGAATCAAACGCAGGAAATACTTGACCTCCATTGTTAGGATTATAAATAAAATATTCTATATAATCAGTTTGGGGTACAAATAAAGTTTCTACTTCTTGGGAAGAAATAAGATTTTCATCTGTAACTGAATATTCTTCTAGTTCAAATGTAGTAGGATTTACTTGTGTAATTTTAGCTTCAGCCATAATTAATTATTTCTTCTTTCTTCTCTACGTTCTTGTCTTTCTTCTTTGCGTTTTTCTCTACGTTCTTTACGTTTTTCTTTACGCGACTTTTCTTCCCCCTGATCAACATTCATATTTACATCAACACTAAATTCTGATGGTACATCTAAATTAGGGAGGGTTGGGAGTTCTGGAAGATCTAAACCTGCTGTATCTAATACATCAGCAATGGTATTTAAAGCGCTTCCTCTTTCATCCAATAATTGTCTTCTTAATTCAGTAATTTCTTGTTGTAAAGCTTCTATTTCGGTTGTTAAAGGATTATAACCAATATATTCAGTACTCGTCGTAATTAAAGTTTCATGTGAATTACTACCTCTTTGAGGGATATCAAAAAATAATTTATCATATAAAACAAAAAATTCATCAACAGATACATCTTGTACTGCTACAGGCTCATTAACTTGAGGTGTTAATTGAGAAAATTCAGTATCAATTACCTTTGGGTATTGTGTTTTACTAAATGAATTTCTTGTTAAATTTACTTGTTCTTTCATTATCCATTAACTACTTTAAAGTAGTAATTATCATCATAAATTGTTGTACTCCCTTCCGAAGTAACTTGGATTAATATTTTGTAATATCTTTCGGGTTCTAAACCGTTCATGTATATATCAAAATAACTAGAAGAAACATCTGCACTAATTCTAGTATAATTACTATCAAAATCTACTACATACTCATTAGTATCTAAATCTTTAATAGCATAATAAGATGAACCAGATGGTAAATAATATTGTTTAGTATACAAAGAAGAAGTTGCCCATACACGGGCAGGGTATTTAGGTCTTACATTTAATCTAAACCTATTAATACTTTCTGAATAGAATATTCCTGGGTTTTCTGCTAATTCAATAAAAGCATTAGGTTGGAACAATTGGGTTGTTGTTGAGGAACCTGTATTCCATGTTGAATCATCCCATCTAATTTCTAATTCAGGTGGATATATAGTATTAGTATCTACTGTATAATATTGGAGTACGGGTTGTACTAATTTACTAGTATTAAATTCGGCAGAATTTTCCCATTTTAAAATAAATCCATTATTATTTAAAGAACTACTATACCAATCTTCAACCATTGAAGAAACTTTAATATTTAAATCTTTATCACTTCTAGGATCAAATGATTGTGTTAATGGATAAGTAATAGTACCATCTGAAGAACTAGCATACCACGAACCCCCACCTTGGGGTGCATAGGTTGGATTATATGAACTAGTATATCCTAAAGAAGGACCGCCAATATTCCAAGCACCCCCACCTCCAAATTGAGGTGAATCCCAACATGCTCCATCTTTTGTTATAGGTTCATCTAAATAAGTACCTGTACCCATGTTCCAGCTATCATAGATAGGAAAAACTTCTAAGATAGAATCTTCCACTACACCTTGAGCTGTTGCTATGTAAGATTTTAAATAAGCATCCCAATTTCCTATTACTTTATTATTTATTACATTTTGAATTTCTTGATTATCAAAAGCAAGTAAAGATCGAGCTACAGAAGGATTACTATCTATAGCAAAATTTAAGTTAGATACTTGATTTATTGGATCAATACCTGTATTCATGGCTGAATACATAGAGTATAAGGATGTATCTTTATATGGGAAAAGTTTATATACTGCCATAATATTTATCTTATTGGGTCGCTAGCCCTTCTTATTAATTCATCACTCTGTAAACTATCTATATAAGTGTTCTTAGGTGTATATGGTTGTGTTGTTGTAAAACTTTTATATTCACTACCTATTTGGGTATTATAAGCAACATTAATAGGACCCCCTAAAGGTGCTTTAAATTCTAAGTCTAAATTAGAACCTTTAAATTGAGCTTCAGGATTTCCTTGTTTTGGTGGAGCTATTTCTGGGTTTTCGGATGCCAATCCTACTCCAGATGCTACAGATTTATCATATCTATTTTTTAATCCCATAATTATAAGTTTACAATTTTACCTTTAATATCACTATTAAGGAATTTAACTTCAAATACCATAGGATCTATTGAAGGATATAATACTTGATTTATAGTAGCACCTTCTACATCATAAGCATATTGAGAATAATCTCCATCTGTTGTAGTTTTGTTAGTAAAGAAAACATTTTTTACAGTTTGAACTCCTTCAATTTTATCTAAAAGATTAAAAACATCTCTATAAATAATAGGTTCATTTACTTGCCAATTTCTAATATTAAAGTAATTTTGAAGGGCTATAATACATTTTCTTAAAACCTCATTGTTATTAAAATTAGGTAAAGTTATAATTTCAAAATCTACCCCAATATTAATAATAAAAGCATCTTTAATAGCTACAGAATCACCAATTGTTCTAAATTGAGATAAATAAGTTGATAAATTTTGTTTTAATGTTGAACTTGCTGTAGTCAAATTTCCATTACTATTAGAAGCTAAAACATATAAGTCTACATTAGTACCTGTATTAGCAGATGCTTTAGATTTTTCAGTATAAACTTTTGCTATTTTTCCATATTTGGGAATCATAGATAAAGCCCTTACTGTATAATCATCAGGGGTAACTGTTCTATATTGAGTACTAAAATTAGAAATAATATTTTGTCTTAATTCTTCGATACTATCTCCTCCTCTACCTCCTGAAGCTGCGTTTGGATTATTTGTTACTAATGAATCAAAAGATTGTTGGTATAAACCTCCTGGATCTGTATTACTAAAATTAGTAAATGTTTTATTAATTTGTTTTATATTAGTTAATGTATTAGCATTAACATTAGCACCAACACCACCCCCAGTTAAATATCTTATAGTTAAGTCGCCAGTAGGTGCTATACCGTAAGTAGGAGTAAATATAAAGTTAGTTGGTGAGTAAGCAGTTGTAAGTTTATTCTTTTCAAAGGGTAAACCTAATCCCACATTATCAGCATTAGGAGTAATTTCTTCTTCTACATCTTGTGATGTGCCCGCTCCAAATTGAATTTCTAATGAACCACTATTAATAACACGAGTAGCAAATCTACGTTGTGTTTGTTTTAATTGTAACAAATAAGGCGCATCACCTTCATTTAAATAATTATTTGGATCATTAGGGTTAGTGTTACGAATTGAATCATATACCATTTCTTCAGCTAAATAAGGTACTTCGTACCACACATTACCATCAGAATCTACTATATCTAAAATACCTACAATATTAGGAGCATTTATAGTTGTTGTAAAAAATTCTTGGGGTGTTGAACCTGCTGAAATGGTTGTTGTATTAATAGTAGATGAAATTGCTTTTGCTGTTTTTTTCAAAAGATATGTAGTTGGATTATTACCACCATCTACAGTATAAACTGTAACTTCAGTTGGATCTATTGAACTTGAAACTGTAAAATCTATAGTATCTTCTGTTATAAAATTAATTTTAGCATCAGCAGAAGAGCCTATTTGAGCATTTTCATCTACTAATAAAGCATAGTTATAATCGGGTTGAAAAATATTTGGACCAGATGATAATGCTGGAACTGTTTGGTAAAAATCTAAATTCGTAGTAGCTACACCTGTAACTTGAGGTTTATACCCCATTACATATGCTAAGTCAAATAAATTTTCAAATCTACGGGCGTACTGAGTGAAAGTTTCTTGGATTTGATTATCTTGGTAAAATGATAAAACATCACCAATATAAGATGCCATTTCCATAAACATCATACCAGGAGAAGCCTCAGTAAAATCTGTATAGGTTGTAGGGAAATATGTTTTAGAATAATCAATTAATGCTGATCTAAATTCAGCAAAATCTTTATTCAGATATTTTATGTCTCTTGCTTGTGCCATTATCCAAAGTTAATTTCAATTTCATCTGATACCCCTTGTTGTGGTATTGAATATTTTATTACTACTTTAATTGTATTTTGATCTTCTATAGCCCCAACTTCGATACCATTTAACTTAATAGATGGAAATTGAGTACCAATTTTTTCACTAATATCATCTTCAATCCCACCTAAAGTACCAGTTGAAATTTGTTCAAAAATAAAACTTCGTAAACCACCACCAAATAAAGGGTTATCTGGTCTTTCTCCAGGTTCTGTTAAAAAATAATTAATTAAATTAGCTTTAATAGCATCTTTACTTGTATAATTACTTTGAAAACACTGTGGTGTTGAAAAAGGTAAATTAACCCCTACTCCAACGTTTGGTTGGAAGTCAGTAGCTGGTATTATGCGAGGGTTAAAAGCCATTTAAATTATTTACCTTTCATTAGACCCATAATTTGGTCTAAACCTACATTTCCTGCTGGTAATTGGCTGCCTTCACCTGATGTATTCATGCCCGGGGCAACTTGTAAGTTACCTCCCATATTACGAGCATCAGTTGAATTAAAACTTAGTGTATCTTGTCCTGGTTTCATGCCGTCTAAAACACCCATCATATTTTCTCTTAATTTAGCTTTATCATCTTCAGGGAGAGCTTGTGTAGTATTTTGTTGTGGTGTAGTTCCAGTTACTACAGTTTTTGGTGAACGAACAGCTTCTAAGAGGATATCTTTTAACTCCTCTTGGATAGCAGCTTTTACTTCTTCTCTAATTACTTTTCTTAATTCGTTTAATTTCATGGTTATAAATATTGGTTTAATACGCTTTTAAATCGTCTCTGTCAATAATAAATTTAAGTTCGTCAATTAATACTTGAGGATTTGATGCAAATGAATATTCTGTTGATATCATTATAATCCCAGATCTGTTTTTTCCTACTGCTCTGTTTTGATTTACGGTATCAGTAAATGGTCTAGATTCTATTTCTAAAATAAAACCTTTATAAGTACCATCATTTTCAGAAGCTTTAGCTACTAATTCATTTTCATATATATTGTTAATTGAATCTGATATTCCAGTTAGATTAGCATTAGGATTACATAATGTAATTAAAATATCTAATCTATCAAGTAAATCTACACATCGTACAATTGTATTTTGTACTGTAGCAAATGCTGGGGATACTTGGGCAGCTGTAATTTTTAATGGTGGTATATTAGGAGTACCATCTGATTTAAATGTTACAGTATCAGCTATAGTATTTAAATCGTTAACTGCTGATACTACTGCACCTGGGATTAGGGGGATAGTTTTGGATGCTTGATTTATTGTAAAACTTGCCCCTCTTAATATTTTAATTAAATCCTCTAATATTTTAGCAAACGAGGCTCCGAAATCTACACTTAAAGTTAATGCGTCTAAAATTTTACCTGTGTTGTTTAAATAGTCTACAGCGTTATTCCTTTGTTCTATAATACGAGGTAATTGAACGTTACAAAATTCTTCTTTAAGTTGTTCTTTTAATTCATCTATATTATCACTTTCTTCCTCTAATGCAGTTTCTAATTTATCTATACCATATTCTTTAATAAGATTAAAAGCTAATGGGATTACAAACTTAGATAATTTTTGGGATTGTTTTAAAACTAAAGATCCCAATTTTTGTAAACCTTTAGGTTTTTGATCCTCAGTTACGGCATTATTAATACCTTCAATATCCGTAGAAGTTAGTTCAGCTTGTTCAACTCTATCCTGTTTGAGTTGTTCTTTTTGCTTTCTTTGTTCTATTACTTTCTTAGGATCTAACATTATACAGTCTTAGTAGTTTGAGATAATATATTAGATAATTCTGCTTTATAACCTCCTATTTTATCATTTATAGCTTGGGCTACTAAGTTTGTGGGACCTATAGGAGAACCAACAGGCACACCTAATTGATTTTGAAGAGCCCCAGTTAAAAAACTTAAATCGTTTAATATTTTAGTTAATAAATCTACTAAATCATTACCTAAAACTACAGGTTGGGCCGTCTCTATACCACCAAGATATAATTCCGGTGTCTGTATAACGGTTTGTGTGGCAGCATCTATATTAACAGATTCTACAGTATTTAAGTTAATGCTCTTTGCTGAGGATAGTAGGATATGGTCCTGAGTAGAGTTAAATAATAGTCTACCAGAATTTAAAATAACTTGTTTTCCTATATATTGGTTAGGAATTACAGGAGGAGTATTATAAGAAAGATAACTATTTTGTGAGGATACCTCAATTGGAATCTTTTGTGTAGAAGTAAAATAAGCAGACGAACCATCTAAATTAATATCTTCAGTAATTGAATTAAATGTAGGTTGTTCTGTATGTTTTTTATTGGTTAAAATGGTAATAGGATCACCTATACTACCTGTAGTAGACCAATTATTTTGTACTGGTACAATTTCATTAGGGACTGTATTACCAAATCTTAATGAATTACCAAATCTACCATCTATAATATAATCACCTTCATAAGGAAAAGTAGGGTTTGGGATATTATCTTCATTAAAATATAAACCTGGGGTTAAGGTAGTGTTTGAAGATGAAGTTGGTTTATTAGGGTTACCTACGGCTTCAACCTCTAAAACCCCTTTATTTTGACTTTCAGGAGTTACAGTTTCTGTAGGGTAAGGGATAGGATTTACTTGATTACTATTCCATAAATTTAAAGGTGATAAATAATAAAAAGTTAAATTATTAAAATTATTTTTAAATTCTTTATTTGCTAAAGCTATAACTAATACTGTTTCATTAGTTAAAGGGTAATTTTTTAAATTAGGAAATAAAGGTAAAACATTAACCAAAATATTAGCCCCCCCTAATTGTATTTCATCTAAAATTTGTACTTGAGCAGTGCCATTAGTAGAAGTTCCACTTTGATCTATATCTAAAATTCTCCCAGATAAAAATTTACCTGTAAGATTTTTTAGACTATCTCTAGTAGAATTGTTTACTATACTCCCTAAACTTTTATATAGGGTTTGTCCTGATTTTAGAGGTCCGGGCATTATTACTTAGTTTGAAGTTTTTCCATTTCCTCAAGTAATTGGGCTTTTTCCTCATCACTAATACCTAAACCACCATCTTCACTAGATGAATTTAAAGCACGTTGTACTAACGTAGCCATCTTAATTAGTGCATCATCATTTTTAACACCAATTTCCATGTATTCTTTAATGAGGGGTACAATAAGTGTAGCATCACCAATGTCGGAAACCATCGGTTTTAATTCGGATATAAGCGCGGTTACTTGTGCTTCGCGGCGCTTTTGGTTATTATAGATTTCCTCAAGTAAATCCGAGAATTTCTTATTACCAAATACTGTTTTTTCGAATTGTTGACTCATATTTATAGTGTTTATTCATGTATAAATATAACCTTATTCGAATTCTACATACCCGTTTTCGAGATAGAAAATATAATTACTTTTAAATATAACATGAAGACGAGTTGCTATTTTAGTAATTTTAGGAGTTTTAACATCTACCATTTCTCTAATATAGATATAAAGTGCTTTTTTATTAAAAACATCTATACCTTCTCTTTTACGAAATAATTCTAAAATTGCATCTGCTACCTCAGCATCTTTTTTCTTTGGAAATAATTCAAATATATTTTCAGTACAATATTTTACAAATTCATCTATATATTTAGATAGTGGATCTTTATCAGAATCTGGGTCACTAATGCTATAAGTATGAGTATCATCTTTAAATAACTCATCTACAGGTGCTTTTTCTACTCTCTTTTTATAATTTTTTTGGTTTTGGAGAATTAAGTAACGTTTAGCGATAGTCCCAAAATAGGAATATGCTTTTGCTCCTCTTGTAGGGTCAAATAAATGAATTTTAGAAAGTAAAAAACAGATTACTTCATGTTGTAGATGTTCAATCTCATTTACCTCAGTATAATAAAACTTAAAGGTATGAATAATATTTTCCGTTAGTTTAAAAAACGGATAATGAATGTGATCTTGATATATCTTACTTTTTACGTCCGTATCAGAAGTACCATTGTATAATACAATAGCATCTTCTGTGTCTTGAGTAAAGTAGTTTTTACTCTTAGGTCTTCGGGTTTTCTTTATAGCCATAGGGTTATTAGAGCTTCTTAAGCTGGAAGTCGTTTAAGATATCTTGTAACCCTTTTATTTGTTGAAAGAAAAAACCTACCTCATCATCAGATTCGAATGTACCTCGTGCATCGATAGATTTGAGTTTTTCGTCTGCAACCTCTATTACTCGCGATAACTTATCTAAATAATCTAAGTAACCCGCAAGGATATCTTCTTGTTTTTCAAATTTACGAAGGAGGTTTAAAGTAGTATACCCTAAAGCAAGTACTAAAACTGATAATATAATAATAGCAATAATCATAAGTTATCTAATAAATTTTTTAAACCTTCACTTTTAATTGAACCGAGCGCTTTTTGTTGCTTGGTAGCACCTTTCGGCTTGTCATTCAAGGTAAAATTTTCTTTTTGCTTCTCCAAACTACCGTTTAACTTAGGTAACCATTCTCTCTCGAATTCAATACGTGCAGCCATCAAGTCAGCCTGGTGTAGTATAAATGGTAACGAAGTACGCGGTTTTTGTTCGGGCATATACGCTTTCAAATACT